CAAAATAAAGAAGAATATGATAATAATCAAAGTAAAAAAGAACATAATAATGAAGAAGAACATGATAATGAAGAAAAAGAAGAACATGATAATGAAGAAAAAGAAGAACATGATAATGAAAATGAAAATGAAGAAGATAGTGATGAGGATAGTGATGAGGATAGTGAAGATAAATCTACGATTAATAGTGAAGATGAGGATGAAGACGAAGATGCTGATGAATTAGATAAACTTATAAACTCAAATATAAAAGATGATGTTAAAGTTAATCCTGAAGTTGAGAAAATATTTCAAAATATTTATGGAAACAAAAAATCTTCTGGAGATAAAATAATTGATATAGAATAAAAATCATTATAAAAAAATTATATTTTGTTATTATATAAATATGGATAACTATTATTGTAACTGTCCTGCTATGGCTGGACCAGGATTTCGTGAACTAACTAACTATAAAAGTGCAACATGTAATAATGAATATATTAAATATGTTAACGGAATTGTAAGAAATGATGATTATAGACTTTTTCTTCAAACAAATGCTAATGCTATTGCAAACTCTGAATTTATTTATTTTAAAGAAAATGATTCTTGTTTTAATAATGCATGTGTTCATAAATATCCTTTAAGAATGGATCCAAGATTATTTTCAAAAGAAAGAGAAAATACAAATGAATTATTTACTAAAAAAGAATTACCAAAATCTTTCGAATGTACTAAATATCCTGATTATAGATTAACTGATACTGGAATGAATGGACAATATGTTCCCCCCAACAAAACTAAATGTAATAAAGATAAAAATTAATTTAATAAATTATTGTATAATAAACATCTTCTTAAGTATATTTTAAATACTTTAACTTTATTTAAAATATAATTTTATTATATATAATATTGATATTATGAGTTATACATATAAAAAACCAAATAAATATAGACCATCAACATTTAAATTTAGTGGAAGAAAATATGTTCCAATAAACGAAGAAAAATATGAAATAATAGATGGACTTATTTCTAAATTTAAAACATCTTCTTATTCTGATATTATGAGTTGTCTTGAAGAAAAAGATGATAACTTTTATGATTTTTCAATTAAAAATAGAGATGGAGAAACTTTAATAACTTGCATAATTAATAATTCAAGTATTGAAGAATTTGAAAAATTAGAAATAATTAAATTACTTGTAACATATGGATCTCCAATTAATTCTATTGATAATAAAAATTCAAATGCTCTTCATTATGCATGTTCTGAAGGTGAATTTGAAATTGTTAAATATCTTATCAAAAAAAATTGCGATCAAAATTTAATAGATATTTATGGTAATCCACCTGTTCATTATATTTTTAAAACATTAAAGGTTGAATGTATAAAAAATGATTTTTTTGATAAAGATAATATTGAACTTAAAAAATACGAAAAAATTAATATCGATTATATTAATAAAAGTATCAGAAACAAAGCAATCTTATTTATATCAAATCAAATTAATAATGATCAAAATAATAATGATCAAAATAATAATGATCAAAATAATAATGATCAAAATAATTTTTTAGAAATTTCTAAAATAAAAAATTTAATAGAAAAATCTGAAGAACAATTTTATATAAATAATGCAGAAAATATTATTGATATAATGAAAGAAGGGATTAAAAAAATTAATATAAAAGAAATGCTTACTTCAAAAAAAATATCTAATGATAAAGCAAAAATACAATCATATGTTAACAAATCTTATGAAGAAGTAAGAAAAAATATTAGAAAATTATATGATGACGTTTTTAAATTTGAAAAAACTAATGAAACAAAAGAAAAATATAAATCACAAATTAAAGATAATTTATTACAAGAAATTAATAAATCTGGGAAAAATATTTATGATAAAATAGATCAAATTAAAAAAAAAATAAATGATTCAAATTATAAAATTTATTCCGTTTATGATAAATATTTGGAGTTTATACAATTTATTTTACAATCTTATTATATTTTAACAGTTTTACATAATTTTAATAATCATAAAAATCCAAATTGTATAGATGTTAATATGGATGAAAATTGTAATGAAATATTATTAACTAATGTTGATAATTTTAGATTACAATATAATTACGGAACATTAAATTACAAACCTTTAGGATGTAATGACGATGAAGATGTAGTATTTGATTCTAATATTTATGAAAAATTTCAAGATTTTCAAAATTATAATAGATTAATAAAAAATATTAATGATATATCAAATAATATAAACACATTTTTAGAAATTGTTAATAAAAATTTTACTCAAGATAATATAAATCTAGATCTAAAAGATTTTAAACTTCAAAATCAACAAATTCTTAATATATTTATTCCAAGAAATGAATTATGTAATAAAATATACCAAGAAAAAGAAAATGAAACAATAAAATATTTTACTAATTATGTAAATAAAAAACAAGAAAATATTACAGAACTAAATAATAAAGTTAATGAATATATAAAGATTTATTTTAATAATATTTTTAAACAAGAAAATGAACAAGAAAATGAACAAGAAAATGAACAAGAACTAATTGATACAAATAATATGACCTTTGATTGGGTAATTCTTACTTTGGAATATCCTACTAATTCTTCTTATCAAACAGGAGGTTCAATTCCTGGTTTATATTTTGTTCATGTAAGATATAATAATCAAGATAGAGTTATTCCTTTTAAAGAAATAAAAGATAATAAAACAGAAATAAATCTTATTTCAAAAATGATACCTGGTAATAAAAATAATGATGAAAATAAAAAAAATGCAGAAGAAATTTTTAATAAAATAAATGAAATATACATTTATGGAAAATGTTTGGAACAACAAATTAAAGGAAATAAAGATAAATATCAAGGTTTAGTATTTATATGTGGGGATAAACATATTAATTATATTACAATAACTGATAAAAGAAATAATCAAAACTGTGAAAAATATAATGTTTATTTAAGTATTTATGAAATAAATAATGGATACGGAAAAAGAGGAGGAGGAGAATATACAATAAATCAATTATTTAATTCATATATAAATATAAAAAACAAAGATATAAAAAACAAAGATATAGATTTTAAAAATAAAAAAAATTACTGCTTAAAATTTAATGAAAATGTTAAGAATGAAATAATAAAAAAAATTAATATCAAAGAAAGAAAACCTTTACATTTTTTATATAAAAAAGGAAGTTATTTAGAAAAAAATATGTTTTACAAAAAAAAATTAAATAATACACTTATTATAAATGGACAACAAATAACAAAAACAAATTTTAAAATAGATTCTGATGAAAATTGTATAAAAATGAATTATAATGAAGATTCTGATGAAAATTGTATAAAAATGAATTATAATGAAGATTCTGATGAAAATTGTATAAAAATGAATTATAACGAAGATTGTGTAAAAATAGATTTTGATGAAAAATGTGTTAACATAAAAATGGATTCTGGAGACAATTGTATAAAAATAAATTATGATAAAGATTACATTAATAAAAATATTGAAAAAATAATTTCAATTGAAAATAAATTTAGTTTAAATAAAGATCAAAAAAAATGTCTCAATAAATTACTTGAACAATATTTAGACTATACAGAAAATAATATTCAAATATTTAAACAAAATGAACTTCAATATAATAAATTAATAAAAGAAGAAACCTTTGATATTAATTTATTTTATTGTTCTTTTATTATTAATGATAATTATTACAATTTTATTAATGAAAAATTACCTAATTCAAAAATGAATAAAAAAATTAATTTATTAAAAAAAGAAAATGATATATTTAACGAAGATATTATTTCAAAAATTTTAAGTTACGAAATGATTGATTTTATTTATAATTATAACAAATATAAAAAATTATTAAAAGACATAATTATTAAAATAATAAATAATAAACAAGAAAATATAAAAAAAAATAGATACAAATATTTACTTGATTGTTATAAAGAATCTTTATCCTATAAAAACTTTTTATCAAATAGAAAAGAAAATTCAAATCCTAAATATTTAATTAATCAATTAATAATAAATGGTGAATTTGAATTTGAAGATGAAAATGAATGTAGTTGTATTACAAAAATATTTGATAGATATGATAAAATAAATACTCCTGTTTGTTATAAAAAACCTGGTAATAATTGTGATAATTCATATTATTGTGATAACATTACTGATAATAATACTGATACTGATAATAAATGTGATAATTTTGTTCCGCAATATTATTTTGATAACAGAATTATTTATAAAAATGATAATAAAATTACTTTTTTTGATAGATATAAATTTGTAGATATGGAAGATGGAGAAATCAATAATAAATTAGATTTTATACAAAATGACGATCCACGACTTCCCTTAAATATAAACGGAACTTATTTACAAAATAAAAAATGGACTTTAAAAAAAGAAGATAGTTCTTATTATTATAAAAATTCTGTAGGAACTCCTTTTGTTGAAGATGTATTTGATTATTTAAATTCTTACAAAGTAATGGAAGATATAAAAAATGTAGATAAACAAAAAAATATTAATTTTACAGAATATAGTAAACAAAAAATGAAAGAGTTTATTGATTCTAATTTTAACTTTTTATTGTCAAAAAATGATTTCTTTACTTTAAAATGTTTATGTTCTGAAAAATCTTTTAAAAATATTAAAGATAAAATTAAAAATATTAAAGATAAAATTACTATATATGTTGCTAAAATATGTTATTTTAATGCTGAAATATTAAAAAAATACACAGAGAAAAATAAACAAAATAATCATTTATTGTGGAATTTAAAAATTGACGACTTTCAAAAAAAAATAATAAAAGCAGAATTGTTTTCTCAAAAATATAAAAAAGGAATGGAGTATATAGCAAAACAATATTTTAATGATATTACTTTTAATGAATTATTGAATAAAATTAAGAATTCACAAAACAATATAAAACCACATTTTATTGGAAATATTTTTGAAAATTTACCTGTTTTTCAACAAATAATAAACATCATTATTTATAAATCAATTTCAAATAATAACGAGTCTAATCTTAAAAACTTAAAAAATATAGCAAACGAAAATAATAATGAAGAAAATTATTTAAATTATATTAAAGATAATGATAAACAAAATATTGAAATTTATTATTCATTTATTGAAAAAACAAATGTAACCCAAGAAGAAATTAGAAATAAAATTAAACAAATATTTGATGATTCACCTATTAAAGATATTAAAAGTGCAAAACAATTCTTTTCAGTTAATGAAGAATTTATTATTAAAAAACCAAAGGAAATAAAATCTGTTTTTGATAAAAAAGCAACTGAATTTATTCCACAACAACAACAACAACAACAAGGACAACAACAACAACAACAACAACCTTATCAACAACAACAACCTTATCAACAACAACAACCTTATCAACAACAACAA